AAGATCTACACCACTGACCGCGCCGCAGCCTCGGTGAGTGTGCCCGCCGAGATGCAGGCCAAGGACGGCGCGCTCACCCGTGCCGCTGCGGCTGCCGGGTTGGACGTGCGGCCGAAGCCCGCCACAGAGAAGCGCAGTCGCGGGAAGGGGCGCAAGGCGCGGCCTAAGGCGACGCCCGCGGAGGCGAAGACGTCCGGCGACGCAAACGAGGCGTGGGCGGCTGCGCGGCGGACACAACGCAAGGCCGGCCGGTGACACAGCCAGTGACACGTGAGCCGGTCGACGTTGCGCGGCTGATCAAGGACTGGCTCAAAGCCGATCTCGCGAGCCGGTTTCCGGAACTTTCGGTGCGTCTGGAGCTGCCAGCCGATTGGGCATTGCACTCGGATCCGGTGCTGCTGGTTGCCGATGACGGCAGCACGTTGGACATGTGGCCGGCGGCAACCGACCCGACCATTCGTGTCACGTCGTGGACATCGGGCCGGGAGACGAAGTACGCCTACGCGGCCATGCCCCGCTTGCTCACCACGCGGATACCAGGCATCGCAGCGATCCTGCCCGGCACCGCGTTCCTCGAGGCGCGCGACTCGCGCACTGCCGGTGACCTCATCTCATTCACCGTGCGGACTCGGGTCCGTACTCAGTAACCGCGCGGTAGCGCACTGATCAACCCCGTCTACCTGGCGGGGTTTTTTGTTGGCCCGCAAGGGCTCTCATGCCCTTAAGGAGGGAATCAACAATGGTTGCAACCATCAATCCCGACGCCACCGTCATCCCCGACAAGGCCGAAGTCTGGCTGGTACTCAAGCAGGATGTCCCAGGCAACAACATCGCCGCCCTGATCCCGACGAACGCCACCGACGACCCCGGGACCAAGGGCTGGGAGTTCTCCGGCCTGATCGACGACAAGAAGGGCATCCCGCTCGACCCGTCCGGCGAGGTCAAGGAATACGACGCGTTCGGACATCCGAACTTCCGTACGAAGTTCCGCAAGGGCAAGCTCAAGAGCGGTTTTACCGCGCTGGAGTACAACACCGTCACCCGCAAGGTAGTGCTGCCAGGGTCGACGCCGGACAAGTTGGGCATCCCCAAGGATGTGCAGATCTACGTGCTGTACCGGTTCGTCGATGAGGACATCACCCGTGTGTGGGTGGCGCTGCGCCCGGCCCTGGCTGAACTCAAGAGCCACGGCGGCATCATCGACGGCGAGCTGTCATTCGCGGAGATCACCGTGCATCACACCGCTGACGCGAACGGCGACGTGTTCAAGTACCTGGACAGCAGCACTGCCGATGACGTCACCAAGACATTCACCATCGGTGCGGGCGTGACTGCGTACACGGCAACGGTGGGTGATGACACCACGGTCTCGATCACGGCGAAGACGGCGTATGCGCTGCAGTCCGCGTTGCGGAACCTGGAGTCCGTGCAGGCCCTCGATGCGCCTGGCGTGACGGTCGAGGGCCCCGACGGCGGCCCACTAGTCGCCATCTTCACCGGACCGGTCACCGGTGTTTCCGCGACCGGCACCGGTGGCACGGTCACCGTCTCGTAGCTGCAAGCACCCCGCTCTGGCCGTGAACCGACTCCCCGGCCAGGGCGGGGGCTCCACAACACCAGAGTCGGACCCCATGTCAAGGAGTCGAAAGTCATGACCGCACCACGTAAAAGCGCGCCGCGCAGGGCAGTTCCCGCCAATGCGCCCAAGCCACAGGATCACAAGGCGAAGAAGTCGGCGGCGATTCGTCAAGCCGAGGCCGACGGATACGTCGACATCGAGCAGAACGGGATCACGTTGCGAGTCCCATTCGGGAACGCTGTGCCCTTGGCCGCCTACATGAAGCTCAAGGACGGCGACGAACTCGGCGGCACCGAGATGCTTCTCGGATCCGAACAGTGGGCGGCGTTCCTGGCAACAAGCCCGACTGTGGGAGATTTCGCGGACATCGGCGCCAAGCTGTTGGAGCTCTCGGGGGAATAATCGGCCTCTTAAGCCTGCTCGACGAGCACGGCGACGAAGTAGAGGCCGACCTAGCCCAGTTCTACAACGGACTTGATCTCACCGATTTGTACCGCGGCACAATGTCTATCCGCCGTCTCGGCGTCCTGGTGCGCCACCTGCCGCCTCATTCGCGGACGGTAGCAGCCGTCAATGACGGTCAGCCTGGATGGACGATCACCGATCACCTCATCGCTGATGTGTGGGCGGCAATGGTCAAGCTGCTCGGCGACCCGGACAAGGTGCCCGAGAACATCGACCATCCGACGCGCGCCGCAATGGTCGCCAAAGCCGTTGCCGCCGCGAAGAAAGCGCTCAAGGCGATGTTCCTGAAACGCAAGAGCGGCTACACCAAGTAGCCATATGGCAATGAAACCTGTTGTGGAGGTGAAACATACGTGACAACCATCGGATACGCGACACTTCAGATCATTCCCTCACTCAAGGGTGTGACCGAAGCGATCGACCAACAGATCGACGGCAAGGTCGTCAACGTCTCGATCGCACCCAAGGTCGACCAGAAGGCTGCCGACACCGCCGGTAAGCAGGTCAAGGAAACCATCGAGAAGCAGACCGCCGAGGTTGCGGTCAGGCCGAAGGTCGACCAGCCCGCCGCCGAGACCGCGGGTAAGCAGACCAAGGAGACGGTCGAGAAGCACACTGGCGATGTCAAGGTTGTCCCGAAGATCGAGCAGGCGGCGATCACCAACGCCGGAGCGGAGGCGGGCGCGCTCGCGGGCCGTGCGATCGGCGAACAGATCGCCAAGACCATCCCGACTGGGATGGACGGTATCGCTGGCTCGATCGGCAACGTACTGCGCAGCACCCTCCCTGGCTTGGGTTCGGCGGTAGGCGCTGGCACTGGCGCGGCCATCGTGACATCGATCCTGAATGCGGTGAGCAATGGGCGGTACGACAAGGCCGGGGAGGCGGTCAAGCGGAGTCTTGTCGGTGTGGTGGACAAAGCTAACGTAGGTGCGGGTATCGCTGTCTCGCTAGGTAATTCGCTGGGCAGTGGACTGGGCAAGGTCTCTACGAAGTTCCAAGGCTTCGCTGATTCGTTGTCATCTAAGGTCACTGACATCTCTGGCGCGCTGTCATCGACCAAGGAACTGCTAGGCGGTGACGGCGCATGGGGTTCGGGCGTTGTCGACAACCTGAACACGGCGCTGGGTATGACGGCTCCGCTGCTGCTGGCTATCAATTCGGGGGCAACACTGGCCGCGGCAGGTCAGGCGATCCTGGCCGGTGCTACTAAGGCGATCACCGCCGCGCAGTGGCTATGGAATGCCGCGATGACCGCCAACCCGATTGGTCTCATTGTGGTGGCAGTGGCCGCCCTCGTGGCAGGAATCATCTACGCCTACAAGCACTCTGAAACATTCCGTGCGATCGTTGATGCCGCTTGGAAGGCGATCAAGGTTGCCGCCGAGGCCGTCGTGAAGTGGTTCACGGACACCGCCTGGCCTGCGCTGAAGAAGGCGTGGGAGGCGATCGGCGAAGGGTGGAACTGGCTGGTCACCTCCGCGCAGAACGTCTGGAATGGCGTGCGCGAGAAGTTCACGGCCATGGTCGATTTCATCAAGGGCCTACCCGGCGCAATCTCGAATGTCGCAAAGGGTATGTGGGACGGGCTGAAAGCTGGCCTTGTCGCGGTGCTGAACTGGATTGGCGACAAATGGAATGCATTCGCGGACACGCTGAGCGTCGACGTTCCGGGCGTTGGCAAGGTGAGCTTGCCGCACGTGCCGAAATTCGACGGCGGGGGCTACACCGGCAATGCGCCGATCAGCCGGATAGCGGGCGTGGTGCATGGCGATGAGTTCGTCATCAAGTCCAAGTCACGCAAGGGTATTGAGAATGCATACCCCGGATTGCTGGACTACCTGAACAACCAGGGCAAGCTGCCCGGCTACAGCGGCGGCGGCCTGGTCGCCGGCAGCGCGCAGCTGCGCAAGATCATCAGCGAGCGATTCGGTATCACGAACATCGGCGGCTGGCGCCCCGCGGACAAGTACGGCGAGCACTCCACCGGTCGCGCGCTGGATGTGATGACCAGCGACAAGGCCAAGGGCGATGCGGTCAAGGACTTCGCCGTCGACAACGCCTCGGCCATCGACCTGAAATGGGCTATCTGGCAACAGAAACTCTGGTACCCGGGCGGCCGCTCAGAGAAGATGGCCACCCGCGCCAATGGAGACCCAACACAGAACCACATGGATCACGTGCACATCTTCTCTGGGCCGGGTATCACCAATGGCCTACTCGGTGCGCTGAAATCCAAGGGTGCCGAGACCGGGCAGGATGTGGCCGCGGGCGTCAATCCACCCGTCGGCGATGCCACGGTCTCGTCCGGCGGCACGGAAGCGGTGAGCGCCGCTGCGCCGAGTGGAGGCGCATCGTCCACCGGTAGCGGCGGGTTCAATCTGCCGTCGTCCATTTCCGGGCTGTCGGGGATTGGGCTCAGTGGCATGGGTGTCAAGTCGCAGGTGCCGGGTCAGCCGGAGCGGACATTCGAGTTCGGCAACGCAGCCGCCGCGGCGGTCGGCGGGCAGGTGTCTTCGGCGCTCGGTGTGCTCGGTGTCGGTGATTCGCCGGGGTGGCTCAAGGGCATCTCTCAGTTCGTCAGCGGTATTTCCATTGGCGGATCCGGCGGTGGCCCCGGTGCCGCACCTGACGGTGGCGGCGTCGGCCGATACGGCGGTGCGGCCCCCATTGCCACGTCGGCCGCTGTGCCGGCGCCCGCGGCGGTTCCTGTGGGGACGGCACATGGCACACGGGGCGGCGCGCAGCCGGGGCCGGTGTTCAACACCACGATCAGCGCTTTTGACACCACCGACGCGGTGGCGATGTGGGATCGCAGGAAAAACGAAATTGCTGCAGCGAGATTGGATAGGTACTGACGTGGCAGTTGCGACGATCACGCTGGAATCGTCTAACGGTGACTCGGTGGTGGCGCCGATGGTGGTATCCGCGCCAACCGATGACATCTATCTGCGCGATGACTTCATCGTGCTTGATGTTGATCCGAAGGGTATGTACGACACCGGGTTTACGGTTCGTACGCAGTCCGGGGCCTTTCAGCCCGGCGGTCGTCCGGTCGGTGAAGAGGTGCCGATCCGCAACCCGATTCTGCCGTTCTGGCTGACCCCGGAATCGCGGCCCCGGTTTCAAAAGCTCTGGGGCACGCCGTACAACTTGCGCAAGGTCAAGTGCACATGGAACGGGCCATCGGGCCCGCGGTTCCTGTATTTGAAGCTGGCCAAGGAGATTGCGTACACCACCGAGGACGGCTTCGACGCCGATATCGACGAGGTGTATCACGCGGTGGTCTCGGCGCACGCCTACAACCCCATGTACGAAAGCGCCGAAGACGTTTCCGAGTGGATCAACCCGGGCAACTTCACCGTCTATCTGGCGGCTACGTCGGGCACGTTCAAGCTCGGTTGGGTGACCACTGGCGCGGCCGAGCTGACCACCCCGATCCCATACGACGCGAACGCTGCAACCGTTCAGGCCGCATTGGAAGCCCTGCCGACCATCGGCGTCGGGAACGTCACCGTGTCGGGCGATCCGGGGCGCTGGACCGTTCGCACGCCGGCAACATGCCCCGGAACGCTGACGGTCGACGGGACATCGCTTGCGCCGTTGTCGTTCTCAATCACCCTGGGCACCCTGTCGTACACGATCAGTATCGGTGGACAGACCACCGCACCAATCTCTTTCGTATCGTCAGCATCGACGCTGCGGCAAGCCATCGAGCAGCTGTCGAACATCGGCACTGGCGGGGTTACGGTAACCGCCACGTTGTTCGGGTACGCGCTGTCCTTCATGACGGGGCCGCTGAATGGGTTCCTAGTCGCGCTGTTCACCGGGAAATCGACCGCCGGAATCCACATCGCCCGCGTGGTGACCAACCCCAATACCGGATGGTTCGACGTTTGGAATCCGACTGATCAAGACGAGTGGCCGGAATGGGAACTCGACCCGGCGATCTCATGGCAGTTCCCCGACTTCGCGTTCGGTCAGGAACGTAAGTGGAACCGCCCGGTGGGCGCCGACGCGGCCCGAATGATCGTCACGCCGCAGCTCACCCAACTGCTGTCCGTGATGTCCGACCCGTTCATGGACACCTACCTGAGCGCTGATCTGTCGAATGCTGCCGGACTGTTCAACGGGGTTGAGCCGCTCTACCCGGTACCCCAGTACACCGGCACCGAGGATGACCCGGTGCAGATGCCCGTCGTGTGCCAGGGCCCATCGGGGGCCAAAGCCACACTACGGCAACGCCGTTTCTGGTCGGCGGAAAGTGGGTTGACCCAGTGATCATCGAGAAGACCTGCACACGTTGCCATTTGACAAAGGCGGGCGGTGAATTCGGCAAGCACACCCGATCTAGTGATGGTTTGCAATGCTGGTGCAAAGCGTGCAAGCGTGATCACTACGAGGCCAACAAGACAGCGATTCTGGCGAGCCAGAATCAGTATCGAACTGCCAATCGCGAGAAGGTACTAGCAGGCAAGCGCAGGGCGTACCACGCCGATGTCGAAGCCTCCCGTGAGCTTAGGCGGCAATACCGTGCCGAGAATGCCGAAGCGCTCTCGGCACGCGCGAAGATCCGATACGGCGAAGGTGGACGTCCTGCCGATATGCCGTGGCCCGACCGCGCCACAATCGCCTACAGCACCGCTCATCAGCGCGTGCGAGCGACATACGGTGCGGCGAAAAATCATCCGTGCAGCGAATGCGGCGCGCCAGCGCACGCGTGGTCCTACGACCATTCCGACCCGAACCTGTTGTTCCACACGGGGGTCGGACTATGGGAGGGGAAGAAGCCCGTCCCATACTCGCCTGACCCGCAGAGGTATGACCCGCTATGCCGGTCCTGCCACGTCAAGCGCGATCGGTACGGGGTGGCAGCGTGACCGTCGCCACGTTCGCCGAGCCGTTCACCGGCACCGATCACGACGACTTCTCGGCGTGGGCGCGGGAGGTGCGCGAGTACCGCATCGAACGCGCCTACGACCCGCCGCATATCGAGCTTTACGACGGCGATTGGGTGTACCGCGGCACGGTACGCGGTGAGCTGGGTGGGCGCGTCAATCCGACCGTCAACCAGACCGGAACCATTTCGCTTCGGCTCCCAATCGATCTGGATGACCGGCGCGGCACGTGGGCGGCGTTCTGGGCTCTGGACGAAGATGCGCGCGGTACCAGCAACATTCACATCATCGTAGAGACTATGGGCGCCCGTATCGGCGGGCGCATGAAGTCCAAGAACGGCGTGACCGTGCAGCGCGGCCCGACGGGCGATGAGGTCATCATCGACTTCCTGGACGATATCGAGGAGCTGAAATTCGTTCACACAGCGGGTAATCCGTTCCTTCCATTGTCACTTATCCAGCAGCCAAAGGCGTGGATGCTACTAGCCCAAGCTGACCATGGAATCCTGCTGACGATGGCTGCGAACCTACTTCGGTTGCAGCTGACCAACATTGACATTGCCACCCTGTTTAAGCTGCTCGACCCCGCTAACTGGAACATTGCCGAACTGGTCGACATATTCCTCAACATCTGGCAGCAGTCGCAAATCGTAATCGTGCCACGCACGTTCGGCGATTCGGCGGCGCCGTTGTCGCTAGTGGTCGGCAGCATCAAGACGTCGATCTTCGACGTGGCCGCCCCGATCATGGAAGATGCCGAGCTGCAGTGGGATCTGCGACGCTATAAGAGGGGCGATCCCGAACCGTGGCCGGGCGCAGGAACCAACTGGCGCACCGGCACGCTGTTCGTCCGGATCGTCGACAAGTCAGGGTTCCGCACGGGCACATCCATTGGCGGCAATCTGCTTACTGGCCTGACTCGAACAATCGCCGATGTTCTCTCCAATCACGTCGAAGACAGCTACGACCTGTTCACTGGGGACACGATCGACGAGACCGGGTACCGACTGCCGGGCATCCTTGGCACCGAGGCCGCGCACCCATACGTGGTGTACCGGGACGGCGATATCACCGGCATCCAAACATCGAACTTCTCGCGCTCGCCCGGTGGTCCCGGCCGTATTACGGTGGGTGGCCAGTCGATGCCGGGTGTGAACGAATTAATTAGTGCTGCAATCCAATACGGCGGCGACGTTCTGGGAGACAACATCTCAGCGACGATCAGTGTTGCCGTTGGATTCAACGTTTCGGTCGGCTCGCTCGGTGGCGCGATCAACGCGTTTCTGGAGCCGATCTACCGCGATTCGATCCTGGCTAACATGTCGGTGCCACTGCTCCTGCGGACGAGTCGGCAGGGTTGGGGGCACTACCTGGAGACCACGAGCACGAACGTCACGCAGGCATTCACCGCGGCCTCTGTGATGGATCTTCGTCGGCGCAGGCGAGAGACTGACCCGGATACCGCATTCACGTTGACGGTAGCCAATGCCTCGCCGTGGCTGATCGGCGACAACGGATTTGGGCACTGGTGGCTCGGTGACCGCGTGGGTGGCACCAGCAAGTACCTCATGCCGCGCGTGTTCGTGCGGCGCTGCCGCTCTCTGGACATCAACTGGGGTCAGGGCAAGCCGCTGGCGATCGAGGGCGCATTCGGCGACACCCGTCAAGAGAAGGACGCGATCGAGCGCATGGCCGAACTGATGAGCCGAACCATGAGCGGCCTACAACAGATAGGACTGTGGTGACAGAGGGTATCTCGCCGGAAGAGGCAAAAGCGCTGGCCGACAAGGTTGTCGAAGCCCAGGTTATCCCCAAGAAGATCCCGGCAGCCGACGACATCGAAGGACAGACCAAGGCCGTCGGCGGCGCGCTGGCCTCAGCACTGCTGACCGCCACCGAAATGCCGCTGACCGTGCTACAGCCATGGGTCGCCGACCTCGCTTCTCAGCTGGTAGCCCTCGGCATCCGGCAGACCGAGCACGTCGACCCCTCAGCCGTGCACGCGCCGGCCTGGATCACCGACGGGGTACGGCAGGAGTCGATCAAGCTCCCCGAGCAGCCCCAGCACACCGAGGCTGATCCCCACGTGGAGATGACCGCCACCGCGCCCACGTGCCCGAAGCGGATCCCGAAGGCATCCAGGGCGGTGCGGCGTTGACCACTCCCGGTGGCGTGCACAACCTTCCCGCCGGCGCACTGACGCTCGAGAACCTGGCCGAGACCGTGCAGGACTTGACGCCCACGGCGATGCGCAACCGCGCTGCCGACCGCCTGCCTGGCACCTTCCACGGCTCCACCGGCGGTAATCCGCTCGAGGATTTGTCGCCGTTTGGGATCCTGACGAAGCTCTTCGCCGGATTCAATTCCCATGTCGCCAACGCGGACCCGAACGACATTCAGGGGCCCGAAGACCTACCCGGCCTGTTGCTCGATTTCATCGAGAGCCTTCCCGTCGTCGGCCAATTCGTCGGACTGGCCGAGGCGATCATGGGCACCTACGACGGTGACGACGAAACCCTGTTGGCGATACAGCAGGTGTTTATGCCGATACGCCGACTGCTGCAACTGGCCTCCGGTCAGGATGTCGGGTGGCCGACCCTGGCCGAGATCGAAGAGGGTTGGCAGAACCTATTTGCGGCCATCGCCAAGGCGGTCAGCCAGTTCTTCAAGGGCGTCATCCCCGCGGCATGGGTAGCTGACGTGGCGAAGGATTTGACCGACGGTGCGGGTGGTTTCACCGATCCGTCGGTGGTCGAGGGTAACCCGTTCTGGCATTTCGACGCCGCGCAGAACGGGCACCTGTCGGGCAAGTCGATCTTCGTCAACGCTGACGGCCATCTGTACGCGATCAGCATCAAAGACCCTTTCGAGGTGGCACCGGGTCAGACCGTGGACGTGGCCGCATCGGCGATGTGGCAGGGCCTCACGGCGGCCGCGGGGTCTAATCCGATCCGCTTGTGCATCACCCCGTTCGCCCTCGATGGCACCAAGTTGCCCGACATCGTCATCAAGCAGGTACAGCCGGTGGCCGCGGACTCGGCATGGGTGCGTGCCAGTTTGACGGGATCGTGGACCGTTCCGGCTGATGGTTCGGTCAGGTGGGCAACGGTGACGTTGGTGATCACCGAGGGCGCCTCGGGTGGGCCGGTGCATTTTTCGAATGTTGCTTCGGCGATGTCAAATCTGGGGCCGGTGCTGGGCAAGTTCCGATCGTTCTTCGATGCTATCGGCGGACAAGCGAACTCTGACCTGGCGCAGTTCGAACAGCGGTTCGCCGCGATCACCGCCGACGGGAAGATCACTGCATCGGAGATCCTGGGTCTGATCGGCTTGGGGAACATTCCGACGTTGCCGCAGTTCAAGATTCAAGATCTCGAAACCACTTTCAATCAGCTGTCCGATATCTACAACGGACTGGTGGTGACGCCGATCAACGGGTTCGTCGCAGCCATCGCGACCTGGTTTGGGGCCAACAAGAATAAGACGCAGAAACTTACTTCAGGCGGCGATATCGCCGGGGATGCGATCACTGGCAGCATCTCCGCGGCCGTGAGTGGTGTAGGAGCCGCGCTAGACGCGATCGGCAATGGTCTCGGCCTCATCGGGTCAGGGTTGTCCAACTTGCAGGTCCAGAATCAGGCGACACTCACCGCGCAGATAGCCGCACAGGCGGCAGCTGCGGCGGCAGCGGCCAACGCCCAGCTGGCCAAGTCGCAGGGGCAGCAGAATGCGGCCGGCGGTGGCCTGAACTACACCACGGTGTTCGGTGGTGCCGACGGCGCGGCCCTGCCCGTCGAGTTCACCGGCGCTGATCTGAAAGTGCGGGGCAACAACGGGTACGCCGGTATCGCCGCGTCGAAACCAGACGGTACCTATGTTGTCACCTGCAACAGGCAATACAGCACCGACGATCAGAGCCTGGCCGTGGTGCTGGGCGATCAGGGCGGCTCTCCAGATGTGCCCGAATACCATCTGTTTCACTCAGATTCGGGATTCACATCGGGTGCGTGCCTCAAGATCGACAACGGCAGCGCAACAATCGGCAGCTACACCCGCTCGGGCGCCAGTCTCACATTCACGGCGTTCCCTGACGGCACATGGTCCGGGTCGCTGGGGCAGGGCTCCCTGGTGGAGGCGCACAACGTCGGCACGACATGGACGCTGGCAGTCAACAGCAATACCGTCCTGTCGGTCACCTCCTCGGCGGTGACGTTCGGCGCCAGTACGCGATACGGCGGCGGGTTCGTCATGCGGCGCGTCACCAACGACCTCGGAATCTTCCGGGGCACCGTCACCTATGACAGCTTGCGAGTCGCGTCAATCACGTTGTCGGACTACATCGAACCCATCTACCTAGGGTCCGGCGCCGTCATGGCCCGCACCAACGCAACGGCCGTAACGGTCGCAACGGGCACAACAGTATTGCCGAGCAGCTTCTACACCGTCGTTCAGGCGGCGACGCCCGACATCGCCTGCAACCTGACGAACGGCACCATGACGGTCTCGCTGAGCGGCTGGTATTTAGCGAAGGTGTCCACCAAGTCGAACATCGACACAAGCTCCACCAACAGCTCGGGAACTGCGAGCCCGGCGATATTCATCAACAGCACCACAGTGGTATCGAAACTCGGTTTACCGCAGCAATACTCGCGATCCAACTCCGGCGATGGAAGTGTTGATCTACGGGTGCCGGTGCTGGCACTGTCGGACTCTTTCGTCATCTACCTCAACGCAAACGATGTCGTGCGCGGCGGTCAGGTCATCGGGTCCAACGCAACAACCCGGCAGGTCACCGGAGACTCGGCGGGCACTGCAACATACCTGTCCCTTTCGCTGCTCAATCGAAGCCAAATATAAAGGGGAGCCATGAATTTCGCACAGGCCAAGGGCGGTTTCGTCAAGGCCAAGGAACTCGACGGCTCGGACGTGTGGTTCAAGCCGCTCACCCTGAGCATGCGCAACGTCTCCGACGGCGGTGTCGAAATGACATTCGCCGGGCCGTACACCGTCACCGTCCAGGGCAGCGCCGAGGAATACCTCGAATTCCTCGAACCCACTCCCGCTGCCGAGGAATAGATGCCTTGGACTCCCGACCCGACCGCCCCTCCCAGGCGACCGGGCGGTAAGTGGTCTGCCAATCCAGTTGGGCCAGAACGGCAGTCTAATGGTAGGTGGCACTGGGTGCCCCGGGTGTCGGCCAGCGACATCGGTATTGGGGACGAGATCGGCGAGCTGGCCGCGACCCTGGCGCCCCTTGATCTGGGGGTGGGCACTGAATCAGTTTCCGTGCTGGCGCATCTCACCGCTGACGAACTCGGTGTCGGCTCCGAGATTGCCGCATTGCTGGTGCACCTATCCAGCTCAGAGACCGGGCTCGGGATCGAGTCGGCGTCCTGGCTACTCAAGTTCTACGCCTCCGGTGATCACGACGCAGTGGGCAGCGAAGCGGCGGCGATCCTGGCCCACCTGGCGGCGACCGATCAGGGCGTGGGAAGCGAAGCCGCAGCGCTGCTGGCACATTTGGCGGGATCATCCGATATCGGACTCGGTTCCGAGGCAGGTTCGGCGACGTTCACCGCGCACGCCCCGGCCACGGCCCAATACATCACGGCGGGCACCAACACGCACCCGATCGAGCCATGGTCGCGCTACATGGACGTGGTGCTCGTCGGTGGTGGCAACGGCGGTGGCGGCGGGTTCGCTGGGTTCGTCACCGGTGGCGGCGGCAACGCCGGCAACTGGTCGCACGCCACCATCGAACGCGGCGTCGACATCCCCTGGTCTGCCTCAACATTGACGATCGCAATCCCGACCGCCACTGCGGGCGGCACCCAAGGAAACAAGGGCACCGGCGGCGGCACCGTCACTTCCTCGGTATCCGGGTCGAGCTGGCCTGGGCTGTCGGCCACCGGCGGCACAGGGGATAAATTTGGCTCTACCCGCAACGGAGCCTCGCCAGGCACTCACACCTACAACGGCCAGTCCTACACCGGCGGGGCGGTGCAGAGCACCAACCAGGCGGCCGGCAACCCGCCGGGCGGCGGCGGCAATGGCGGCACCGGAAACGCATTCAACGGCAACACCGGCGGCGCTGGCGCTCCCGGTGGCGGCTGGGTCCGCTCCTATCAGTAAACGCACAAGGAGGTATATCCATGGCAACAGAAACAGATGCCGAGAAGAAGGCAATCAACGACTACCGCGCCGGGCGTGGCAACAAAATCACCCTGCACAGCGCCGATCCCGGCACTACTGGCGCGAACCTCATCGCCACCACCCCGGCCAGTTTCACCACCACCTGGGGAGCCTCCGCGATGGGCTCGGGCGCCGATACCGGCAGAGCAGTGGCAGCCGGATCAGCCGGTGCACTACAGGTGCCAGCGTCCACGACGGCTACCCACGAGGGCCGGTGGAACGGTGCAACATTCCTCGGCGGGTCTCCGCTTGATGCATCAATCACAGCCAACGCCAACCCGGTCAGCGTCGATGTGACACCAAAACTCAAGTACGGCAACAGCTAGCCATGATCACCCGACTACTCAAGAACTCGGTGTTCTACGCCGTCTTCGCGGCGGCCGGATTTCGCCTCGGCTGGTGGGTATCCGATCAGCTTTCGTCCTACGCCCAAGAAATCGACCCACGAATCGAAAGGAAGTACACCCGATGAGTTTCCGTACCGCTTACGGCAACACCACCTCCGAGAACGGTTGGCGCATGTGCAACCGGGACGAATGCGACATCGTGCGCATCTCCGAGCTGTACCTCGTCGATACCGCGCCACTACGCAAGGGCGCACCGCTGACCATCCTGGGCGCCTGGTTGTACTGGTATGACCGCAACGTCGAAGAGATCACCTCGCCCGTGTGGGGCTGGTCGGCCACCAACGACGTGGGCGACAGTAATCATCTGGCGGGCACCGCTGTTGACGTGATGGCGCCTAAATACCCATGGCAGCAGTACACCATGGACGCCGCCACGCAGGCCAAGGTCCGCAAGGGCTTGGCGCTATTTGAGGACTCGGTGTTCTGGGGGCGCGACTGGTCCCGGCCCGACGAGATGCACTATCAGATGGCGTGGCCCGAGGGCGACAAGCGCAATGACGCATTCGCGGCCAAGCTGCGCGCCGGATACCTCGGCATCTACGCGCCCGCCCAGCCGGCCGAGAAACGCTTCCCGCAAGATCTCACCGACCGGGAGCTGCTCGAGTACATTGCCGCCCAGCTCGGACCTGGCGATCCGGCATGGGCATCCAAGGGCATGACGCTGCGCGACAAGGTGTGGTCCAAGTGATCCGCCTCGGGGACCGCGGCCCGGTCGTTCGGCGCTGGCGCGAGGTGATGGCGTCCCGGTACGCCGGCTACGCCCGCACCCTTGGGCCACTGCTGACCGACACCGACGTGTACGGTGCGCGGGCCGCCGCGTGGCAGTGCGAATACGAGCGCCGCACCGGCCAGCCCGTCGACGGACAGGTGTCCGATGGTGACCTGCACGCGCTGGGCATCAGTGTCCCGGCACTGCCGGTCATCTTCACCGTCGAGGGCCACATGTCCGACATGTACGCAGGCCCATGTGCTTTCGTCGCCTCAACACTCGAGCGAGAGGGGCGCGCTATCTGGCGGCCCACCGGCTACAACAACACTGCGCTACCGTTCGACAACAAGAGCGGCGTGACCGAGCTCGTCAACCGCATCGACTCCAAGGTGTTCGACGACGGCGTGCGGTTCCCCGAGGGCACACCGTGGGATCTGGCCATATTCAGCCAGGGCGCCATGGTCGGCTGCGAGGTCATGGAAAAGCACGTCCTACCTGCGGGCGGGCGACTGCACTACCGGCTCAAGGACTTTCGCAAGGGAATCGCATTCGGCAATCCCAACCGGCAGATTAACCAGTGCGCCCCATGGGTTCCCGACCCGCCGCAGAAGGACACGCAGGGCATCATGGACCGGCATTTCGAGGCCACCAAGTACCCCGAGCTACAAGGCAAGTGGATGGAACACGCCCGCACCGGCGACTGGTACGCCGAGAACAAGCTCGACGAAGCCGGGGCCAACATGACGGCAATCGCCAAGATCATCACCACCAACTCGTGGATCGGCGGCCCCGCGTCCATCGTGGCCCGAATCATGGACCTGTTCACCGACCCGTTCGACGGACTCATCGATATCGTGTGGGCGATCGTGCGCACCTTCATGGGCATCGCACACCTCGAGGCGCACGGAACCTACGACCTGAATCCAGTGCTCAATTGGTTCCGCGCAGCCTGACCGCCGATTCAAAAATCAGCTACCCCCACCCCCGAAGGGACCCCCATCATGCCCAACGACAACGTGCGCCTGGCCATCCACGCCGCGAGTCTGCTCGTCTTCATCATCGCCGTGGCGGTGCTCGTCGCGCTCGATCAGCTCCAGAGCTCCGAGGGACTGACCTGGATCGTCACCGGCGCCGGTCTCATCACGGCCGGTCTATCCACGACCAAGCTCATTCAGGACCGGCGCACCGGACCCTCCGACGGCCAGTGATCACAACAGCAATGGGTCCAATGTCGGTGCTGCTCAACAGCCCTGACGACTACCTCTGGGCCTCCCTGGTCGGCTTGTGTGTCATCTCGATCATGTTCGGCTGGTTGGTGCCGCGGTGGGTCTACAAGCAGACGATTGCCGACAAGGACAAGCAGATCGAGGATCTGCGCGCAGCACACCAGGCCGACCGCGAATCCATCGCCAAACTCGCCGGCGCGGCCACCGTGACCGCCAAGGTCGTCGAGCAGATCGGGCCGGGTCAATGAGGTGGCCAGGACGGCGCGCCTCCACCCGGCGAGAAGGGCAGGTCGAACGCGACCAGGACGCGGCCACCCGCGTTGAAGCCGAAGCCACCCTGGCCTACGTGGACGCGCTGACCGCTCACATGGCCGCGCAGGAACGCCGGAACCATTTCGCCGAAGCCGTTGAACGCTCCATGCGCAGAAAGTACGGAACCACATGACCCGCTGGTGGACGCACCTAGCCGCTATCACCCTGATCACCGCCGTGGTGTTCTGGATCGAGCCGTGGGGCCTGAATATCGCCATCACCAGCGGCGCGGTCTGTACTTGGAGCTTCGTGGCCCTGTACGTCGGGCGATCCAACTGGCGCGTCGAACCCATCGGCCGAGTCATGGTCATGACCAACACATTCCTGGCGATGGTGCTCACCTTGGCGGCACTCTCGGAATGGACCGACCGCGAATTTCCTTACCGCGACCAGGTGTGCATCATCATCTACTCAGCACTGGCCTACGGCATCGCCTGGAAAATCGTGCTGCTCGTGCGCGCACAACGTGCCGACAAGTAGCCGAACCTATTTCACCAAGACGCGCCCTCACCCCCGACCCGGTGAGGGCGCGTTTTGGCGTTTAACGGGACAGAGAGCTGTGGCCCGCTTGATCTGCGATGTTTCCGGTTCCACTCACAAAAATGAGGTAGCTCAACGAGGGGCATCCCCTCATTCGAGGTGCCCAGGCTCACCGTCTGGAACGGTGTCGGGGGTGACGGTGTAGACGTTCGTCGCGACCGCGAAGCGCTGACCCGGCATGTATGTCTGGCGTGTCCGCTGCCATGAACCGTCCGGGGCTTTCGGATCGTCACAGATGGTTCGGAACTGCGTGCCGAACAGTCCCACGCGGTCGGTCTGACAGCCCGGCGGTACGGGGTCAGCGTGTGCCACCGGCGCGAGCAGCAGGGCGGCAACGGCCACAGCAGCGGCGAGCAGGCGAGGGTAGCGCTTCATGCGCGGATCTTAGTGCGATCGGCGCAGTCTCCGGCCAGGAACGCCACCAGCCGGTCTACCTTGTCGATTCCGGTGAAGTGCCGTGGCGCGCGGCGGTTGTCCTGACCGTCGGCCCACAAGATCACGCCCGTGTGCGCGTACACGATGCTCACCCATGACGGTGTGCCTGGCCGCCGGTAGATGAGTTCGCCGCTATCCCCGCCGACTACGAGCCATCCGTGCATACGCGCGGCTTGATCGACGGCCTGCTGTCCGGTCACCGGCTTGCCCCCTTGTCGTAGGCGTTGACGATGAGCTTCAACACGGCCTCGGCTTGTGTTCGGTCGGTGACTTCCGCCCGCACTATGTCCGTGCCGGACTGGCCGCCCATGTACACGGCCCATCCCGTGCTCCATTCGGCGGCGTACGCCACAGCGCGGGCGCCTCGCATTGCCACGAGGCCAGCGCGGCCCGTGATAACGCGGTCGCTGTCATCAAGGATCGCGGTCACTTCACAGTCGCGGTGAGCAGCAAGGATGAATGAGCGGTAAGCGCTGTAGCCCACCTCCTTGATGTACGCGCCGCACGCGCAGCGCCGGGTGTACGTGCGCGCAGACTCGTCGGTGATCGTTTCAGCGGTCATGACACAGGCCTTTCGGTGGCAGTGGCGGTGGGGGTTAGGCGGCTGATTGCCAGGAAGGTTGCGGTCCGGTGCCGCGTGCGCCCTCTACGGCTGCTCTCATTTCGTGGTCATCGACGGCGGTGTAGATCTGTGTCGTGGCCAGGGAGGCGTGCCCGAGTAGGCCTTGAACGGCGCGGATGTTGCGGGTGGCGCGGTAGGCGCGGGTGGCGAACCGATGGCGCAGCTTGTGCATGGTCCACACGTCGGGCATGGCTCGTGCGCATAGCGTGCCCACCCAGCGCGGGGAAAGGTGACCGTTGTCGTTGCCGGGGAAGAGGTATCCCTTGATGCTGGCGCCGGGGGTGTGGCCGGCTGCGCCGCGTTGGATCATTGCCGCGATTTCATCGGTTACCGGGACCACGCGGCACTTGTCGCCCTTGCCGTGTACCAGGAGTTGATAGCCGTCGAATGATTCGATGAGGTCGTTGGTGTGGACCTGGGCGACCTCGGCACGCCGCATTCCTACCCCATTGGCCAGTTCGAGCATTTCGGCGGTGCGATCGTCGGCGGCGAGCAGTGATTCTTTCCAGACGCGATCGGGTGCCGGTTTGGGTAGCGGGACGGCGGCGGCGACGTGGGGTAGTTCGGTGGAAGGGTTGGTGTCGATCCACCCGTCGTTGTGTGCCCAGCCGAAGAAGCTGCGGGCTGAGTTGCGGTAGCCGCGCCGGGTCTCGGTGCTCCAATGGGTTTGGGTGGCGAACCACGACTTGAGCATGCGGCCGGTGACTCGCGTTGGTGGAACGTCGAGTGCCCGTGCTATCCGGGAGATGTGCGAAAGGCGTGTGGCGATCGTGGCTTTGGAGCGTCCGGCAGCCTGGAGATGTTGACGATAGCCCTCGATGAGTCCGTCCCATCCGGCGGGAACGGGCAGTGGCGCAGGGCCGGACTTGCGGTGCGGGTTCATAAAGTCACGACCGTAGAGCCGGATTTGAGGCATGCAGCCCGGGTTTTGTGAACTGTGACACACCTGTGCGGTCGCTGAGTCCGATCGGTGATCATCAACTGACTACGCTGCCCTAGAAGGGAGGGTCAGATGATCGGGATTCCCGTAAAGCCGCACTTCGCGCAGGGTGTCAACCCCAGACCAGAAGGTTAGGGGTTCGAATCCCTTCGGGCGCACCACACCACCATCGCCGTCCGGGCCATCGTTACCCGGGATCGGTCGGACGCCGGTCGTGACGTAGCCAAACGAGATGTTAAGCGAGTCGCAGATCACGTCTAAGTCGTTCACGTCGAACGGGGTCTTGCCGGTCATGCGGCGAGACATTCTGTCCTGACTTAGGCCGGCGCGGCGCGCCGCCTCCGAGTCGGAAATCCCGAGCCGGGCGAACTCCATGCGCAAACGCCGAATGATGGCGTTAGGGCGGCTCTCGCCCCGTTGACCGTCCACGAGCATCAGTGTTGTCATGTCGCGTATATTACGCGCTGAACGAGTAAATGCAAGGTCAATACACGTAGCGGTGGCGTTACACGCGACACGTCAGCGGAATTACATGCTTGCCATTTGCGCGCTGAGCGCGTAGACATGGCGTATGTCGCTCAGTCAAACCTCTCATCGCGCTGCTGCGGAGGTCCGCGCAGAGATGGCTCGCCAGGGATGCACACAGGCTGCGCTGGCAGCACGCATCAATCGCGACCAACACTTCATCTCGCGCCGACTATCCGGCAAGGTGCCATTCACGGTCGATGAGCTTGCCCGTATCGCAGAAGCGCTCAATGTCCCGATCGAGGCCCTGCTCGCCGATGCCTCCAGGGCGGCAGCCTCGTGAGCGCCGCGAACCCATCACTGGGTGTCAACAGGGTGATCAGCGATGTGTTGATCACGGCCAGAGCGCACGAGGCGGCCGCCGCGCTGCCTCCTGGATCAGCCCGGGTGACTGTCCTCGAGTTTGGCGAGTCGGCTCTCAAGCTCTTGGGTCTTCTCCTCCAGCGCGCGGACCGCGGTGACGAGGACGCCGATACGTTGGATCGCTGCGTAGCCGAGGGGCACCTTTCCGTTGGTCTCTTGCGCGAGATCCTCGAAGGTGCCCACCACGTGCTTGGTGATCGGGAACGGATCGAGCGGCTTGTCGGTAATCAAAATCTGGTCGGCGGGATTGGTGCGGACGAACGATTCGAGGTCGGCCAGTCCGGCGATCAAGACATCGTTGGTGATCCACTTACCGCTTCGCACGCGTCCTGCGGCCTCAATGGCGATGGCCAGGTGCGGCGGGATCACAAGGTCCCTTTTCGGGATATCTCCACTCACAACAGATCTCCTTACGTTGCACGGGCGCTAACCCGTTATGTGACCGGCGCGCACCTTACGGCGCGTCGGTGGTTGCAGCGTAAGGCCGGCGCCCGACAGGCTGCGGCACCTCCTCAGCCGTCGGGCGCCAACCCCAACGGTGCCGCCTCATGAGCGCCGCCAACGACCGGTCGATCGGCGAGGAGCTGGTGCGCATCATCCGCGCCGAGATCGCCGCCTACGACCGACGCAAGGACGATGCGGTGCGACTGCGCAAGGTCGCCGACCAAGCAGTCGCCGAGGCCGACCGGGCCGCCACGAACGCCCGAGACTCCAAGCCGGATCCGATCACCGCCGCGTTCAAAGCTTTCGCTGGCGATCCGAACGCGCAGGCCATCGACGCACTATTCAAGCGTCGGCAGAAGCCGCATGTGGACTTCACTACCACCGTCAGTGCCGTCTCCGTTGACGAGTTGCTGCGCCAACAGCAGCAGTGTGCCGAGAAAACCACCGCTTGGAAGCCGCGCGACACCGGCGAGAACCTGCCACGTCGTCGATGGTGGCAGCGCGCCAAAAGCTGAATCGTCATGTCTGACAACTGAATACAGCAGACGGTGGCGAGTGATTCATCTTGCCGGAAGCCTCACCCGCCACCGTTCCTACCAGCATTCTAACGAGAGGAATGCCATGTCGAACCATATCCCCACTCCTGCTCAGCGCGTCGGGGGTGCTCGATGAGCATCACCATCAAGTCGGTTTCCGGCCGCGAACTGTATGTCGCACAGTCCGCCGCCGACGTGCGGGCAGCCCTCATCGAAGCCGCTAAATCCG